ATAATGTTGTAGATGATTTGACAAAGCCGAAATTTTTTGGTATGGTGTTAGTAACTGATAATTAAATAGGAGAGATATGTTAAACGACTATCGTTACAAAATAACGCAAGAAGAAATTGAGAAAGCTAGAGAGCTTCGTGCTACTGGTTTATCACAACAGAAGATTGCTGACCAGTTAGGTCTTACTAGAAATCAAGTTCAGTATTGGACTAATGATGAAAGTAGAAAAAAACAACGAGAGAAAAATGCTAAAGCTAATAACTGGGCTGATATGAGTCCCGAGCAAAAAGCTAGAAAGCTCGCTGTTGACTATAAGAAGAGAAAAGAGAACTGGAAAGAAACACCAGCAACTTATCTCAAACATTCGCTTCACGCTGCAAAGAGTGAAACAAGAAGTAACCGACACACAGTGTTAGGTATGGATATTGCTGATGCCGAAAGAGCAACACAAAATCGTCCTAACAAGAAAGTAGATTATTAATATGGAACATAATTTTGTATTACAAGAAGTAAAGAAAGTAGATGACCACGAGCTCGAACATAGAGCTTCTGCAGATTGTAGATATGTCATAAATGGCTATGTGCCTTTGTATTCAGTAGATATGGATACATTAAATAAATGGTATAAAAAGTGGCTGAAAGATTTAACATCATTTAGTGACTATGGAACTGAAGCCTTTGAGCTAAGCTATCCCGAAGAAACTCGTGGAACAGTATTAGATGCTATTGAAAAGTATGTAGTTGAAACTTTAGATTTAAAAGAGATACTAAAGAACTTTTCATACGGTGGTGGTAGCTTTAAGAAAGTTGCAGTCACTACACATTTGTATTCTGCTTCTATTGGATTTGAAATAGAAATTGGAGACGTAGCACCGTTTTAATTTTGGTGTTATAATAACAATACAACTGTAGGAATAGAGTGCAAGGAGAGCTTGCAACAGCTGGATGTTTTTTCGGGGTTTCTCTAAATCACATTCTAAGCAGTCCTCGAGAGTTTTACCAGTTCATTGAACACCTAGGTTGTATACAATAAGGAGAATTATGGATTACAACGAATTAGAAAATAGTTTTGAATTCTTAGATAATTTAGAAGAAATGAGAACTACAGTAAGGGAAATGGAAGAACTTAGAAAGTCTATGATAGAGGTAGAGTTAACAGATTTAAACTCTCAAGCACTTAGGTCACAAATGTTACAAACTGTCAATGGTTCTTTAATGAATTTCAAAACTTTATTAAAAATATCTGAAATGGTAGTTGGTAGAGTTCAAGAAGATTTAGAAGATGAATGAAAAAGCAGCTCATAGGAAAATTAATAATTTACTTATGTATGTTGCTGTTATTATCAACAGCTGGATACCTGTAGAAAAAAGAAATCAATATTTGAATTTATTTTATTCATACATAATCGACGAAGAAAGGGAAGACAATGGAAGATAAAATGTTAGACATACCGTTTGATTCAATAGAACACCACGGCAATGTTATGACACAAGTAAGGCAATTTGAAAGAGAAATAGAACACTATTCAGATGTTATATTCGGTAGGAAAGAAGCACCTATTTCTAGTGGTATTTCTACTATGTATGAAATATCTGTTGCTTATTATGCAAGAGCAAAAGAAATAGAAATGTATTGCAAAAAATTTGAAAGTGGTATTGATATAGGCAAGACCAAACATCCACTTTATAAATTTAGAACTGGTCAACTTAATGTTTTTATCGAGATGATAAAAGAACTTACTAAACTTGGTAGTAGAAGAATAACTGTTGCTCAGATGATGTTGCAGGAAGACTTGAGAGACCAACTATAAATTTAGGTGGGCTGCCCTCCTTTCGCACGTTTGAGAAACCCTTCGGGTATCTACTGGGCTGTTGAACAGCAAGTGGTTATAAGACTGCAAGGGCAAGTATTGTTCCTATCATACTCAGATGGATAGGTGCCCGACATAACCGGACTGATATAGGCAAAGGGTGGAGCCTAGGTTAGAGAAAATCTAATCTGTGTCGTAAGACTGAGGCAGGCGTGAATTATATAGAGTAGCCCACCACTTTTACTATCTCTTACCGCCGTCGTATTCTGTAGCGTGACCTTTTTCAACCATAAGTTTATTTATATTCACACCTTCAACAAATAGCTCACCTAATACACGACCATATTTACCTGTGCCGTGAGATTGCATTTCAACTTCTTGATACTCTAATCTATCAATAAGCCACTGTTTCGCAGCAAGCCCTCGTTTTTTCTCTTCAAGATTTCTTGTTCGTGATTCCGGAGCATTAATACCCACGAGTCGAACACGACATTTATGCCACACATTAAAACCCAAATCAATTCTAACATCTACCGTATCTCCATCTACTACTCTTAACACTTCTACTTTGTAATAAAACATACCTTCAGTATAGTTTTCTGTCACACCCTCGTGTTAGCATAAGAAAAGAAAGAGAGAATAGTATGATGAAAAATGCTGTTGATACAAAGACAGTTGATGAACAAATTGACAAGACAATAAAGCAATGGGCTAAATCGCATAAAGCGAGACTAGATGACACTGTGAAAAACTACGGATATTATTACGAAGGTGGACCGACACCGGAATATGATGAAGTAGACCACGAGTTTGAATTATTAGATATGAATCGAGCTCAACTAAATCATTTTGTAAGTGAATTGCAATACACAATTGATAGAGTAAATAACGCACTATCAATTATTAAATGATATACTGACAGGGTAATCAACTACGGTATGTGCCATAGCTAAGAATACTAATTAATAATTAGGAGCCTTTACTATAAGTATATACTTACAGAGAACCCCTCCGAAGAGGGGTTTTCTATTACCTTTTTCGCTTTTTAGGCTTTTTAGGTTTTTTTTTCGGCTTATACATTCCGTATCCCATTAGCTTGCTCCTTGTCTCGACAACTTCTTAACATATTTTTTTATTCGTTCCATATGTTTATGATACACTTCTGTATCGTAGCTTAATAAATATTCTTGCTCTTCTTCTGATAGATAATTAGTGTAAAATTCTCTGTGACTTTCTTCTGTGATATGTTGTGCGTATAGATGACATATAAGTGGTTCATCTATATTTGGATATAAAAACTTAAAACCATTAACTTTTAGATATTCTGTTTGCAATGGTTCTTCACTCCAAAATACTGAATCAGCAACTAACCCTGTTTTGATACCCCACTCTTTTGTTCCAAATGCAAAGTTTGCACAGAACTTAGGCATAGGTATGAACTCTCTTAAATCTCCGTATATAGGTTCGTCTTTCCAAGCATCTGTAAATGATATAAATTGTCTGTCACCTTTTACTATTGTGGTGTATCTTAGTTTACCCGTGCCTAGTGGTGCCCTTACCCCATCAACATATGCATACCAACCACCGTATGCAGTAAGTATTGTTTTATCATTTCCACCGTGTAGATTTATAAGTTTTGTATCCCAGTTGTCACAAAACCAAGTATGAGAATCTATTTGTAAAACATAGTCTTGACCATCAAACATATCCCCTACTATTTTTCTTTGTTTACCAACACCTAGAAAGTTAACATCTAGTTCTCTTGTAACAATTTGCAAATTAGCTTCTGAATTAGCTTCTTTAAATTTTATTAAGTTTTCTAAATGCTTTTTATCTGAATATATAAGAGATACAGCAATATGTATTCTTTGTGGGTGCTCTGCTTTATCTAAACAATCTTGTAGTGTTGGGACTAATTCGTTATCGTCAAGCGATGGTATTTTTACAAATATTGTTTCTAACACGCCCCTCCTTCACAACAAGCCACTACTTTTTGGCTAAATGCTGGACACTCTGCATTATAGCAGTAAAGTCCTGCGTGTCTTTCAAATAATATTGACTGGCATATTGGACAAGGTGGGCTCATTCCTCCTCATCTGCCGGGTTATTTAAAAATATTACTTTTATTGACATTTTACAATTATTTGGTGATTGGTCACACATCCATTTGTTATTTGCTATGTGTTTAAGTGCCGTATTGCACTCAACACATCTATTGATTCTTCTTCTGCTCATCTAAAATCTCCTCAACTACTTCTGCGAAGTGTTTTATGAATTTTGTTCCCATTACTGCTAGCCATATCAATAAGCCAATTGAAGTAAGGGATACTGTTAATACTAAAATTATTTCTGTCATTTTCCCCCTTTAGGGTTGAATTACATTACTGCTTGAATTAGCACCACTAATGCAGATACAGCGACTAACCAGCCACTAAGTTCTGCTCTTGAAATCTTTTGGTTGACTTTTTCGTGTAATAAGTCAATACGTTCGTTAATTTGTTGTTGTCCCTCTAGTATGAGTAAACTGAGCTCTTTTTGAGTTAAACCGTTATTAGCTAAATGCTTATGGTCGCTCATTGCAATACTCACTTCCATACAAACAATTGCATATTTGTATAAATGAACCGTCTTCTTTTTGCTCTATTAAACACATACTATAAGTATAGCCTATCCGCCGTTACAACAACCGTTACCGCAACAGTCCATATTATCCTCTTCCATTAATCTCTTAACCTAATTGTTAATAACCATATTGCTGTAGATATAACGATTGCTATACCAACAATATCTTGGGCACTCCCGGTCAACGTGAACCAAGCAATGTAAAACCCAAGGAGGGTGAAAATCTGTGCAATAGATTCTTTTACAACATCTATTATCCACTTAACAATAGCTTTTGGCTTTATCTTTTTTATTTGCTTCCAACCCCAAGGAAATGGTGCTTTTATTACTTTCCATAGAGTGTTAACTGTTTTTAGAACTAATCCTATGATTAACTCTACGCCTTTAGCTGTATAGTTAAGTGCTTCTTTTAAAACTTTATATATATTTTTAAATGTCCATAGCACAATGTGATATGGCATTCCTAATAACTTATAACCCCAACCCACCATTTTCTTTAATAATTTCAAAATGGTCTCCTACTTATAAGTGCTCCAGCTTGAGCTACTATTTGTGAAGCAATAATCACTGGGACTACTACCTCTTTAGATTTCTGCCTTTGGTCTTGGGTCATATCTTGACCAATAGTCGCAAAGTCAATATTTTCTAAATCTACATCAATTATAGCACCCACAGGGTCGCTGATGAACGCTTCTATCTGCACCTCTGTGACAACATCTGCAAGGGTAAAATCTTCTACATCTTCGTTAGCTATAGCTCTTTCCACATACTCATCTACAGCAGTAGCAATATTCTCTTCCTTTGCTGCAGCTTCAGCTATGATTTCAACGTCTTGTGCTGCTGTTTCTTCTGAGAAACCTAGAACCTCACCAACAGCTTGCTTTTCTTCCTCATCTAACTCAGCAACAGTTTCTACCTTTGTAACCTCTTTAACAACTGCTTTGACTACAGCTTTAGTGGTTGTATCTGCATTACCTAGATTCTGAACAGATACTTTAGCTACCTCTTTGACAACTTCTACTTTTTCCTCAGTGTCTAGCTCAGCAACAACTTCAGCTACAGCTTCCTCAACTGCCTCCTCATATGCCTCTACTTCTTCTTCAGATAATGTTTCTAGTTCCTCTTCTTCAATAATCTCAATAGCTTTATCTTCAAAAACTTCTGTGAGTTCTTCTACTTCTACTACTTCTGTAATAGCTTCTTCAGCAGCCTCAACTAATACTTCTACTTCTTCGTCTGAGAGGTCTGTTGGTTGTATCTCTTTATCTCCCTCTTCACTATCAAGTGGGTCGGTCTCAACCTGTCCATCTTGAACTTCCTCATCTGCAAAATCTTCGATGATAGGGATGGTCGTAGTCGTCGTTGAAGTTGTTGTAGTAGTAACAACAACAATAATTTCTTTAATTTCAATAACCGGTTCAATTGGCACCTCTATTGGTTTTAGTGTCTTCTTTAAATCTATTATAGTATCAACCAAAACATCTAATTTATCTTGGTCTTCTTTAGATAATGGCGTTCCGTCTCCATCATCATCATCTGTAGATGATTTTGTAGCAGCTTCTATAGCTTGTTTAGCTGCCTCTTCTATTTCTAAACGCTCTCGTTCTGAACGCTCTGCATCAGTCTCATAATAACCAGTTTCAGCTTCATTTTTGACACGCTGTCTCTCCAACTCAGCTAACCTAGCCTGTTCCTCCTCATACTCTTTTTGCTCTCTATCAGCACGCTCTTGGTTGGTTTCGTAATAACCAGTTTCGTTGTAGTTAGCATTTTTCTCTTCCTCAATAGCTTTGAGACGAGCTTGCTCCTCCTCATACTCTCTTTGTTCCCTAGCAGAACGCTCAGCATCTGTTTCTGAGTATCCTGTCTCAGATAAATTCTTATCTCTTTGACGTTGTAGTTCAGCTAAACGCTCTTGTTCAGCCTTTTCTGCAGCTATACGGGCTTCCTCAGCTTTACGAGCTGCTTCAGCTGCTTCCCAGTCATCTTGTGCTTTTTGATTGAATACTGTTAGTGTCGGTTCGGTAGAATAACCACTAAAAATAGAATTATCAGAGTCGTAAGCTCTAATTGAAAACGTGTAATCTCCATTAGGAATGCTTCCATAAGGTATAGTATATTCTGTTTCAGTGATGCCTGTAACAGATATTTCATTTTCTGCACTTGTCCTGTAGTAAAGTTCATAACTATCAGCAGTTTGATTACCTGTATTAGGTTCATCCCAATCTACTTTTACACCAACATTGTATTCTTGTGTTACTACTGGATTCATAGGTGGACCAAGACTTGGTGGTATTGTTGTTGTGGTAGTAGTAGGAGTAGTCGCTGCTATCTGAACTGTTATTGGTCCATTTTGTGGTCCGTGACACCAACTACCATTCTGTGTGCAAGCATAAATATAAAACTCATAAGTATCTTCTAATACTTCTGTCCAAGTGTAATTAGTAGCATCTGCACTTATATCATTTACATAAGTAAATTCTGTATCATCACTATCTTTGTATGCTAACTTATAACTTGTCTGTGTTGCCCAACCTGTATTAGGTTGTGTCCAATAAAAAGTAACTCCTGTATATTGATTATCTTGATTTGCAGTAAGAGTTGACACACCACTAGCTACATCGGGTATTGTATAACTAACTACATCTGTCCAACTAGAATATAAAGAGTTTGTGTCATCATCTGACCTAACTTTAAAATAAAGAGTATCTCCAACTTCTAAATCTGTAAATGTAGAGAGTAAGTATTGCTTACTAAATGTATAAGCTGTATCTCCACTACCTGTGCTAGTTGCAACAGCAAAGTTTGTGTTTTGAAAGTTATCATCACTGAAAGCTATCGCATATCTTTCGGGAGTATTTGTATAACCTGTCGGTGCTGTCCAAGTAACTCCTACTGCACCACTGTGCAAATTCTGTGTAGTATCTAAACCTGTAGGAGCACCTATACCTTGTGTAAGTCCATCGTCATATTGAAAATACATATCATCAAAGCTAGACCAATCGTGTAGGTCTATAACAAACTTAGTAATAAATTTATCTGTGTTTTCTGCTACTGCGTTGTAATCGGTAAATGATTTATAAAAAGTATCAAACATAGTAGAGCCACCATTACCAAAAGCCTGTGCAGATTTGTTTTCTGTTTCTGTTGTATTATCTGAATAGTGCCAAGTTACTGAGTATGCTTGATTTACTGCACCTACTTCAAAACCTACTTCATAAATATCATAATCAGTAGAAAATTCAAAAGTATATTCGTGTGTACAACCACCACCTATTTGATGACATAAACTTAAAAACTGTCCTTGTGTTCCATAATTACTATTTTCTGTATGAACATTACTATGTGAATTACCATTTTCTCTTTTAACAGTAAAATAGTCTCCCCAATCAGTATCATCAAATCCTTCGTTAACTGTAACTTCTTGTGCTATTGCAATAGGAAATGGGTAGATCAATAAGCCTACCACTAACAAGCGAAGTAATGTGTTGAATTTTTTTAGCATATAAAAAAGTGGGCAAGCATTTTTGCCTACCCACTTTCTTAATTATAGCCTATTTAAATCTACTTATCCTTTAGGGATTTTTGACATAAATGGGAATGGTGCGTCTTCCAACGCATTTTGAATTGCAGATACCGCAGCAGAAGCTCCTGCTATAACTGCAGCCATAATTGTATCTGCTTCAAACATTCCTGCTTGATTAGCCACTAACACTGCTACGAATGTCTGGGCGAAAGTACGACCTGCTCTAATTAAAGCAGTTCTCATATAATCTGGCATAATGTACATTATTCCTCTCTGCCAAAAGTTGCATTCCAGGTTTGTTCCCCTACGACACCATCTATATCTAAATTAGATAAAGATTGTATCTGCTTACATCTTTCAGCGTCTTCCTTTTTATAATACCCATCTACAACTAAACCCCCTGCTTGATCTTGCCAACAGGCAATATCGTCTCCTCGCATATTGGGATAGGTATATATAAACTTTCTTCCTGTGAATGGTGCTGTTTGTCTAGCGTTCTTTTTTATCTGCAAAAGTAAATTTCCAAGTGTTAAGATCAAGCACCCCTGTTGTTGGTATGCCGAATTGTCTTTGTACTTCTGTTACCTTTGCTTTTGTTCCATTACCAAAATATCCATCTGAACCTATACCAACTCTTTTTTGCCACAACTTTATATCGTCATGCTTTTGCATAGGACTTTTTACCATAAATGGACCATGAAACTCTGGAACGCCAGAAAAATCGTATATGTATGATTTCTCTTCTACAGGTGTTTTACCTTCAATGTAATCGTAATCAATATATTCAACAGTTACTGTTTCGCCTGAAAGTATTGCGTCTCGAACAATCGGATAAACCTTTTTGTACGAATTAACACTTGAACCCACAAACCCATCACTTTGTACTAAATTACTTGTTTGAGAATCGCCCAGAATTAAACAGCCACTGGTGCTCTCATCTGTATTCCCAGTATGCCATAAGATGTACTCAAATCCAGGAACATTGTTCACATAGATCATACCCTTATGCCAATCGGCACCATATTTAGCTGTATATCGAGAGTGAAATCCACCTTCGCTCCTGAGGGTTAATACATACTTACCTTCAGGTATTCTGGTTTCGTGCATTACTTTTTCGGCTCTATATTCGTCTTCAATGGTATAGCAAAGAAAGGAGCGTTTACCATCAGTTACATCAAATAATAGCCCACTTGTAGAATCTTTTTGAGAACTAAATCTCAATACTTCTAATTCCATACTTGAAGTATAGCATTATTATTTCTGTATCAAGTTTTATTAGTTACTTTCTTAATACCTGATAATTACCAAAACCATTTCTATCTACAGTAAATGTAGTTATTCCTGGTTGTGTTGTTAGTCCTAATGTGTTTTGAACCCAAAGAGATCCACCATCTAGTGCAGGTGCTTGTATGTGTGTAACACCATGTTCAGACAATATACTTTCGTGATGAAAATGTGCAGACAATAATATATCACAGTCTCCTGCAGGTAATTTAGCTAGTGATTGATTTTTTAACCATTTAAAAGCTTTCATAGAAGCACCACCAGCACCAGTTCTAAATTGATGACCATGAGCAAAACATATTATTTTACCATTAACATCTAGTGTTACATCTAAGTCTTGTTCAGGTATAACAAACTTTACATGCTTGAAGTTAGGATTAGATTTTACAACTCTGGCTGCATTGTCTGCTATAACTAAATCAAAGTTGTCTGCAAAATCTGTAAATGCTTTACCCTTGTTACCACGATTTTCTCCATGATTACCTCCGACATTTACACAAACAACTTCACTAAATAATGGTGCTAATCCTTCTATTACTTTTATTAAAAGATTAGTTCCTAGCATTATTTGATCTCGTTGATTTAGCTGTACTGAGAAAGTTTGCATTTCGTAGAACCCATCACACCCCTCGACTAAATCCCCTAAGGACGCTATAACACATTGATTAAATGTTACGCCTTGTTTCCTCAAAGCTTTTACCCTTGCTTTAGCCTGCTCTATACCGAGAAGAACTCTCTCTGTAACTCCCTCAACGCCATCTCCATCTTCTTTTCCAAGTTGCCAATCTGATAAAGCAATAACAAATGCTTGTTGTCCTTTTTCAGTATTTATCTTTGGTTTCTTTTTAGAAAAAGATTTAATTAAGTCTGTTGGATCGTAGTATGGGTTTTGTCCTTTTTTTACAATGTCAGCTTTGTAGTAGTGCATACGCTCTACCTGACCATTACCCATATTGGTATCCCAACCTCTATATTGGACTGTGTTATTTAATACTTCAAATTCATTAGGATCAAAACCCCACTCACGCAAATGAGCTTCCCAAATCTTTTTATCTGGTTTACCTTTTGCTTTTAGACTTGCTTCGCCTTTACCTAACTTTTCAGACCAAGTTACACCTGTAGGGTATTCTTTTTTGGCCTTTCTTGCATTGTCTATATCTCTTTGCTTTTTAGTCAGGTTATTGAGGTCGTCAGAAAATTTACCCATTGTGTATTTGCCTCCACCTCTTAACAGAAGAATCTGATATATCAAACCCAAAGTTTTTTAGAGTTTTTGCTATATTGGAGGCAGAGTAAGAAATATCTCCTAATGCTTCACGAAGTTCCTCATACATTTCTGTATTTGTTTCTTGTAATTCATTTAAGATAACATCTACTTTAGATTTAGAGACATTTTTTGTTGCGTCTCGTACTTGTTCTAGTGCTTTCATAAAAGACACGCCCTCGCCCTGTTTAGAAACCATTTTATTCTTCTTCTTGAGGTTGTTGATTACCACCAACTAATTGTTGAATTAAACCATTTAGTCTTTTGATTTCTGTATCCCTACTAGCAATTTCAACAGAATGATTAGCTACTTGCATTTTCATTTCGTTTACTATGCCTAATAGTTGGTTCTTTTCAGCGACTAACTGATTGTATTGGTCAACTAAATTCTGTACTTGATCTGTAGGTACAGTCTTAGGTTGAGCCTCTTTTGGTGTATCTTCAGCCATAAGTTCTCTCCTTAGGTCGTTTACTAGGTAAAGTATAGCACAGTTAATAGTGCAGTTGAGTATTTAGGATTTGTTATATTTGTTAGTTTTAGCGTCTCTATATATATAGGTAGAAGGTGTATCGATATTAGATTTTGGGGATCTATCAGCAATTTTGCTTTTTTTAAGTAATTCCCACTCTAAATTGTATAAATTTACCATACTCCATTATAACTCAATGAA